CAGGATGGTTCCTCCTGAGGTGCCGAGGGCGACTCCGGTGACAAGTTTGCTCATACGGGACATTTCTCTCACCTCGCTAGGATGCGGGTGCTGTGTAGGTAAGGATTAGGCTCTCCGAATAAATTACGGCAGACCTAGGTGGGGGTTCTTAAAGCCTAAAATGAAAAATCCCCGGCGAGAGCCAGGGATTGAAAAGTGATTAGTGATAAAGGGAAAGCCCCTGTATTAAAGTTCCTGATATGAAGGCTTCAACGCTTCACACCATTGCCTTAACGTAGAAGCTCGTCTCCTCTTAGTTTTATTACTGAGGGATAGGCATCTTTCAAGCAAGAAGGCTTCAGCGGTGCTCGGGTCTAGCTCAGAGAGATTCTTGACATGGCTCCAAGTGATCCAAGCCCAGCCGCAATGGCTTGACTCAAAACTACGAGCTGCGATTCTCAGCCGCTTATCATTATCAGACTCAGCGACCTGCTGACCCAAGGCAGAGACTGAGCCGTTATTATTAAGGAATCCAAGAATCTTGGCTGCATGAATATAGTACAGAATATGCCGTTCATCCAATCCTGTGCTAAATTTATCAAGATGCTTATCTTTCCATTTCAACTCAACTATTTTGAACACTTGTTCAATTAAGTTTGCCTGAGGAACTTGATAACCACCCACGACTTGAGCCGACATTTTTGCTAACGAAGCATTATAATATTCAGCGTCTGTTTTACGGACTACCAATACTAACTCATCAGTTACATTACTTTTAAGTTCAAAGCTAGAGCTTGTTTCAATGACACTCTCAAACAATGCAGAGAGCATCTGAACATCAATATTTTTTCTACTAATGAAATCGACAAGATTACCTCTTGCCAATATTAAAGCATTCAACTCTTTCAGTAACGGCTCAATTTGTTGCATCTTTTCAGCTTGAAAAGATAAAACGAATGAACCCGGGCGCCCAGACACTGGCCTCATTACGTCTTTTTCATCAAGAGAACTCAAAATTGATGAATATAAATCATTAAAACACTCAAAAAGTTTAGAAACACCCTTTAATACTAACGGTTCAGTTGATGCCGCAGTTTTTTCTACATGAATTTCATGTGTCGAAAACTCTATGCATGAACCAAGCTTGCCAGTAGCTAGCATAGGGATAACAGAACTAATGTAGAGGCCAACCCTTGGCAACTTGATGGTTTGCGCCATATCAGCTGTACTTAGTTTAGTAAATACAGGTTCAATACTCGAATCATAAGGAATATTTATTTGATAGCAAAACTTCTGTTCCTGATATACAAGTATGCTATTAATATCCAATCTTTTACGTTCAAGGTATTCAAGTCTAGTTTTTGAAACAGGAAGAATGATCCACTTATCGAAATCATCCTCATCGCCAATCCAATACACAACAAACAAACTATCAACTTCGTTTGCTACAGAAAAAAGTTTTGGCCCCTCAAAAAACTCGTATACATTTTTTATATATAGAGTGCCTAAGAGAGTATCCTGAAGAAAAATGTTACTCATTTCACAAGCCCTCTAATACAAGAGAATTTTTTATGGATCTCGACATCTTTACCGATCCAAATGGTGAAATGGGTTGAGTCAGGAGCACCAGTTTTCAACATTACCCCATCAGCACTTTCAAGGGTACCTTTCGCAATAAAGCGTTCGCCAATTCCCTCTGGAAATTTATCAAACGCATTTATTAACGATTGTTCCTCTGTATACACAGATACCCCATAACAGCATTTTAAAGGAAGCCCTTTGAAACGCCCCATCCTCTTAGGATTTTCATCCCGCATGTTGAGAAAGCAATCTTTTCCTGGAGGCTTGGCTTTCGTTAAGCGATAAAACTCTCCAGAAGCATCTATTGCTTCTTTAGGCGGCACACCTGAAGGAAAGTAATCAGGAAAAGTCACTAGGGCGGACTGCATTGCTGTTTGCTGTGTAGATTTAGACATGTTTACAACCCATTAACTTACTATGAAAACTGCCAAAGTAAGAAAAGGTTAACGCGCGCTCCTTGGCATCTAAATGAATATAACAAACAAATTTCCGTCTTTTTATATTCAAATGGAATATAAAATCCATTTTTGATGTAAATAAACTGCTATGCGCATATATAGAAAAATCTGAACAAACAAACACAACATTTATGAAAATATCATTTTTTTAAAATGACAAACCCGCTCAATGGCGGGTTTCTTAACTGTGAACATACAATGCCCATCGTTAACGTCAAATTTACACAAAAACGGCAACATTGCAAGTAACGTGAAGCGAAAACATGAGATTTAGAGCAAACTTTGCACCCTTGTTACTTTTTTGAGTTCCGCGTCTGCGTTGCTTTCTTCCTGAAAACATTTCGTCACCAGGCATTCATAGAACGGCTTCCAGGTGTAGCGCCAGGTGCGATCGGGAAGACTGTCCAGCTCGGCCAGAACGCCGCGGTACGCCACTGAGGATTTAGGTCTGCTGTACCCTCTTCCCTCGCACCTTTTGCACTCCTTATAAACGGGTACGCCCTGAAAGTCAGTTTCTTTACGGTCGAGGGTTTTCCCCGTTCCGCCACACTGGCAGCGCTTACTCAGTTGGCCAGTACCGTTGCACTTGCCGCACAGCTGGTGGTCCACATCCTTAACCTGACGGGAGACCTTGAAGTCAGATGGAGACTGGCCCAGATCCTTGGCAAACTGAGGGAGGCGCATGGTGTAATGGCTTTTGGTAATCACGCTGGTTTTGGTGAGGATGCCTTTGCCCTGGCATTTTGGACAATCAACACTGTCAGCTGCTGATGAGGCATAGTCTTTGAAGGCGAAGCGGGCGAGGATCCGCATGCACAGCGGGAACTTTTTACCCGCAGCTTTACGCACCGCCATCGGCGCATGCTGTTTGGCGTACTCAGCCAGCCAGGATATCGCGGCTTCTTTATCCTGTGGGCTGATGCCTGCCTTCCCCAAATACATGGCCAGGCCGATCCCGGCATCTGCCTGAGTCATGCCCAGCGCCGCCATAATGTCGGTTACGGTTAACTGATCGCCCGCTGTTGCGCGGACGCTGTCTGAAATGTGCATACCTTTCGGTGCAAAAAATTTTAAAACTCCATCCAGATTCATCGCGTTCTCCACTCCGTCTATGCCAGTACGCCGATAGCCAGCGCCCGGTCTAATGTTTTCAGCAGCAGCTCCGGCTGCGTGCCGTATTTCGCTTCAAAAGCCACGGCGTCAGCGTGTAATTCATCGTGGTGCGCTCTGCACAGCGGGATCACGAACAAATCATGCGCTTTGGTACCCATCCCACCCATGCCGTGGCCGATCAGGTGGTGGGGGTCGTCTGCTGGTTTCTGGCAACATGCGCACGGCTGCGCCTTTACCCAGCGGGTGTACTTCTCGTTCTGCCAGCGTCGGCGCTTCGGCCTCAGCATGTAGGATTCCGGCGTCTCTGGATCCACCTGCAGCGCCAGCACCTTTTCAACGGCCTCCTCCACCATGCTGGTGGGCGGTACCGACGGCACAATGTCAGCCTCACGCGTCACCGACTGGAATTTCTCAGCCGGGATACGCAGGACCTTGCGTGCTACCGCTTCCGGGATGACGTGGGCCAGCTTATTGATCGTCAGCCACCAGCACAGTTCTGGAAGAGTCACCGGGTGGGCATCATCGAAACCCAGCCCGGCGCGAACAACCGACAATACCCAGGCTACCAGGTTCTTTCGTGCAATGCCCGACAGTTCGGCAGTAAATTGCTCTCGCACCCGGATATCACAGGCCCAGCACAACCGCAGCGCGCCGGGTGCATGCCGCATGGTGACCATTTCGTGATGGTGATAGTCGCTGTGGCGGTACTGGCAGCCAGATTCGCGCATGAGCCAGGCCTCAAGGCATGACATGCCACCAGCCCGCTGAATGACATCTGCATGCTCAAAGACAGGCACCATTAATGGGTCCTCTGCCAGCGGCTGGCCTGCCGCTGGAAGTTCGCCGGTTGGCAGGTTGGCCAGGCGCTCCGGCTCGTTCTCCAGCAGAATGCGCCCTCGATGGAAATGTGGCATGAGTTCAGGACCAGGCCGGAAAGCCACGATCCCGAACTCTTTTACGACGACAGGGGTTAATAACGCTCTCACAGACACCTCAATGCACAGTTTCGAGCAGGCGCAACAGCTCCTGAAATTTTGACTCGAAGAAATGCGGCTGCGTTTCACGTGGGTTCGCCGGGCTGGTGATGTTTTTCCCGTACATGCATCCCTTCGCTGTCATAGCCCAGAAGCGCTTAACACCATTCACACCCGAACGGCTTCGACGCTCCTTATGCTCGACGATCCCCAGCTTGGCCAGCTGCTGGTAAGCCAGCGTAGCCGACATTCGGATACCGTTTGCTTTGAGCAGAGCGCTCAGCGACTGCGTGGGGCGACTGGAGCCATCAGGCGCACCGGCTGGTGCGTCAATGGCGTACTGCGGGGCAAGGTTCGGCAGACCAACAGCATCCTGCAGCTTCTGGCATGCACCGAGAACAGAGGAATTGGAGAGGTTAAGAGATCGCTGCATAAAATCGAGCAGGATGACGCCTGCCTGCATCTTATCTGCCGCCTGGCTTTGAAGATTGGGGGGCTGATTTACAGCTGCATCAAACGTACGGATCACCCTCAGGCTAAACTGGGGGCTGATCCACATCGCGTAGGAGTAGACCAGCTCTTTACAGACGTAACTGCCCTGCTCTTTGCCGCCGCGGATAACGCTGACCGGGTCCGGCGTTTCCGAGTTGCTAATTTGCAACTCGCTTATTAATTGTTCAGTTTGTTCGTTGCGAAGCCAGAACGCTGGCTTGTGCTTATCCTGAGCGCCAGCAGCACGATGAAGATCGTTAAGGCAGTAACGCCCAAAAATATCACGGCGTACGGAAACGCCGTCAATTACGAGTAATTGACTCATTTTGTTCTCCACTGATTGTATTGCGAGAGGCCTGCACGCCCGCTTCGCTTGCACTTTTTGACATTACTGCTGATTTGCATAATTTTCAACACCCCCACTGTCTATGCATACAGGCCGATCGTTATCTCAACCTTGCCTTTGGGCGTTACCGGCCCCCATTCCACCAGCATTCGCTTAATCTGGCTGTCATCCTCCCAGATGCCTGCGTGGGTCAGCGCGTCAAACAGCGCTTTGTTGTAGTTGTCGATGTCGCGGCGCCGCGCATCTGGCGGGAAAAGAACGATCTCTACCGCCGCTGGCGCGCTGCTGGGCTTCGGTACTCTGCGCAGTTGCTCAATGATCGCAGCGCAAGCCTCGCTCTGGTACGCACGTCCTTTGGCGCTGATGAGGTGGCGACCGGCCAGCGGCCCCTTATTCGGGGCGCGCCAGTAGGTGTTTACGCTCGGAGGGAAAGGCAACACCAGTTTCATTTACCCTCCCGGATCAGCTGCGATGGCTGGCTGTTGATTTTTATGCCGCGATGCGCGCCCGGGACTATCGTTATTGCCTCTTTGCGCTGCAACGCACGCAACTGCAGGGCGGCCGCATTCGGCGACACCACTCCCATCAGGCGGGACAGCTCTGAAATAGTCGGCGGATAACCATGTTCGCTCTGGTATTTCACCAGCAAATCGAAAACCTCCTGCTGGCGCACCGTTAATGCTTTATTAACCACTCCTACCCCCTACAGAACCGCAACGATATCGCTGACGGTTTCGCGTGTACTGGATTTACTGGATATCGCGCGCCGGGCGCGGACGTAGTTGAGTTTGAAGCCGTGCTGCTGGTACAGCTCGATGATGCGTGGCGCTGATGAATTGCTGATCACCACCCTGGCACCTCTCTGATGGGCGGCAACACAACATTCCGCCAGGGTGATCTGGTCTTCCCAGCTAAAACCGCCTGGCGCATAACTGGTGAACCCGCTGGTACCCGGCAGCGGCTCATACGGTGGATCGCAGTAAACGACATCGCCCTCGCCAGCCAGAGAAAGCGTGCGGCGGAATCCGGCATTCATGAATACGCAGTTGCGCGCCAGCGCAGTGAACGCCTCGATCTCTTTTTCAGGGAAATATGGACTGGAGTATTTGCCCCAGCCAACGTTGAACTTTCCGGCGAGGTTGTAACGGATCAGCCCGTTGAAGCAGTGCCGGTTCAGGTACAGGAAAGCGGCGGCGCGTTCCGGCCCGGCCAGCATCTGCCCGTTGAAATCATCGGCGACGTCGGCATACCCTGCGGCGCTGTTCCCGGTGCTGAACAACTGGCGGGCATGACGAATTACGACATCCGGTACCACAGCCAGCATCTGGTACAGGTGGATCAGGTCTGCGTTGATGTCCGCCAGCAGGAAAGAGTCTTGCTTACGGGAGTTGATGAACACGCTACCGCCGCCAACAAACGGCTCAATCAGGCGCTGGCCAGCGGGGATCAGGCGGTCGATATCCGGCAACTGGTGGTATTTTCCACCAGCCCACTTGAGGAACGGGCGCTGCCAGGTTCGCAGTGACGGCGATTCAGCTGGCAGTGTGGCTGCAATACCGTCACAAACAGATCCGCATCTCATCCGTTCACCACCCGGAAGCCTTTTGCTCCCTGCGAATAATCGGTACCGACATAACTGGATTTAAAAAGCGGATCCTCTTTGATGCCGGAACTTGCTTGAGTCATCCAGTCGTCTTCGTAGTGTCTGTCAGGGCCGAAGAAGGTTTTGGCCTGTTTGACGAACTCGGTACCGGTCTTGCCTGTCTGAGCAACAAACCCGGCATAGCGCTTAACGCCCTCCAGCATGACGAGAGGCGAAACGCCTTCACGAACGCGGGCATCCCAGGCTTTCAGCGCAGCGCTTTTCGAGTTACCACCTGCCCGCTTCGGATATAACGCCCAGGCCAGATCAAATAAGTTTTCATTGACTGGTTCATTGACTGGTTCAGAGAACTGACTGGTTCCGGGTGCAGCTCCTGCACCACTAACCGGTGCAGCAGATTCACCACCTGGTGCAGGAGATTCACCACCCGGTGCAGGACGTGCACCAGAGGGTGCAGCATTTGCACCACTGGGAAGGTTGAGTTTGTAGACGTTGGTGCGGTTCAGACCTGTGGCCGCCTTGCGGACTTCAACTGATACCAGACCATCCTCAACCAGCTGTTTGATATGGTTTTGCACAGAGCGCTCAGATATTTCGCACTGCTCTGCGATATAGGGAACGGAGGGCCAGCATTCGCCCTGATCACTGGCGTTATCGGCTAGTTTGATCAGCACGAGCTTGCGCAGCGGGTTACCCACTTTTGCTTTCATGGCTCTGACCATTAATTCCATGCTCATCTGGACCTACCTTAATCCTGCTAAATTTTTCCCTGAACCGCTCAAGAGGCTGCATGCATTCATGCTCGTAGCCTTTTCGCAGGAAGATAACTTGCCGCCGTTCGCGGTCGTATCCGATGACATTGACTTCGACTCCTCGGTAGTCTCGGTAACGCCGATCAAGAGGTTCCATGCTTTGCGCCCCTGGTCATTCATTGCTGCAAATGTCCCTACCACGTCACTCGGTGACTGGTAGTTGTGGGTACCGTCGGCTGTTTGTATTCTTTCCACATAGCCGAACGGGGCATTTCGCCCTACCAGCGGCGGGCAACGGAATTGCTTAGCTGGTCTGAATCGGTTTAAACTGTTCATGCGTTAGTTTCTCCACTGATACGAAACGCCACGGCGCCCGGAGCTGCACACTCGCGGGCGTCATTTCTTTTGGCTTTTCTTACGGCTGAACAATGCGACGATTGCGCGAATTTCTTCTTCACGCGCAGCCAGATGGCGTCGGTGATGTTCGTGAATTTCTTCTGCTTCATGTGCTTCGATTACCCCATCTTCCAAAGCAGCCTGGATAATTTGATCTACGCGCCCGCGCGCAGCTGCCGTACGCATGGCTCGAGTAAAAAGGTCCACACGGTCGAGATCATCAAGCTGAGGCACATCCACCAGCAGCGCGCCGCGGCGTTGAGCGAAGTAATCGGCCAAAAATGAGGTGTTCGAAATATCCTCCATAGCCTCCAGCTCGTTTACTTCAAAGAAGCGGCAGCCGTTCTTCTCGTACAGGTTGTTATTGAACTGAGACAGCTTCATACCCAGAGCGCCAGCCATCGCTTCACGCCCGCCTGGATAGGCTTTGCACATCGACTTAACTACATCTTTCAAGCTTTGCTCTACCATGTTGTTTTTCCTTTGGTAGTAATCAGACTGCTGTGTTTGCATTACGATCACCCTTGCCTGCTACGTCATCAGATGCTTGATAACGACTCGGGTATAAAATGTGCAACTCACTGATCTCTCCTTCAAAGAACTTGGCAAGACGTTCCGCCAGTTCAACCGAGGGGACTTGCTCGCACCTTTCAATGCGGCTCAAAGTTGCTGGGTCAACCTGTACGCCAGTCGCAACATGCAACAAGGTCATACCGTGCGATTTACGCAATTTTCTTAACGGTGATTGCATAATACCTCCTTTATTTGCGTATTACGCATGTTATTGCATGTTAGCGAATTGCGCAAGTTGCTTTGCATGAGACGCAAAAACAACATGTAATGGGCGCATGAATATAGGATCTCGCATACGACAACTTCGCCTGGCGAAGAATTTAAAAATCGCAGAGCTTGCAGAGGCTGTGGGGGTTGATGCTGCCAATATTTCCCGCCTCGAAACGGGTAAACAAAAGCAGTTCTCAGAACAGACACTTAACAGACTTGCTCACGCTTTAAGCGTCAGTGTCCCAGACCTATTTACCTCTGCTGAAAATGATACTACTGTATACATAAACAGTGGAAGCGATACACCAGTCAGTAAGGCTGCTGATGTATACAGAGTCGAGGTACTTGATGTGAGCGCAAGCGCCGGGGCAGGACATATTCAGGGTAGCGATGTCATAGATGTCATCCATGCTATCGAATACAGCAACGACCAGGCATTAGCTATGTTTGGCGGCAGAACGTCGTCTGGAGTCAAGGTCATCAATGTTCGTGGCGACAGCATGGCTTCTACCATTGAACCAGGTGATCTCATCTTTGTTGATGTAAACATTAATGAATTTGATGGTGATGGCATATATGTGTTTGGATTTGACGGCAAAGTTTATGTTAAGCGCCTTCAGATGATTCCAGACCAGCTGCTGGTTATCTCAGACAACCCTATGTATAGAGAATGGAACATTACGAAGGATAACGAGCATAGGTTTTACATTTACGGAAAGGTTTTGATCAGCCAGTCACAATCCTTCAAACGCCACGGATAGAAAGCCTCCCACAAATAAAGACTTCATATGAGGTCTTTTTTTTGCACCTATAAATTGCGTAATATGCATTTTATTACTTGCGTTACTCGCAATTTATGATTATCTTGAAATCAGCCGCATATGGCATATGTGCCAGCGGCACGATATCACAACCTAAAACCTGTAAAAGCTGCGTTGCTGTCTTTGGCGGCATCTGTCTCTACCCGTGAGGATGCCGCAATTTTTTTACGCAACACACGAGAGCATCACCGGGCGACGGGCTCATAACCCAATCCACCCGGGCACATAAGGCGATTGCAGTCGAGATATTGTGCAGGTGCTCTCCTGTGTTGTGTGGAGAAACTAACCTGGCGGCCAGTGCAGATGGCCGCCACGCCCTGAGGAGAAAGTAATGTCTACCCCGTTCTTCAAAAACCTTCTGATCTACCGCCTCAGCCGTGACATTGTCCTCGTTCAAGACGGCAAAACAGAGGAACTGGCGCGCCAGCTCGAGAACTTCCAGTTCACCCCGTGCGGTAGCCAGGATATGGCAAAAGCCGGTTGGGTGCCGCCGCTGGGCCAGCACTCCGATCAGCTTTTTCATCTGGTGAATGACCAGCTGCTGCTCGTTATCCGCCGTGAAGAAAAGATTCTGCCAAAGCCGGTGATCGCAGAAGAGCTGAATAAGAAGGTGTCGAAGCTGGAAACTGATCAGGGTCGCCGCCTCAAGAAAACTGAGAAAGACTCCCTGCGCGATGAAGTGCTTCACTCCCTTTTGCCGCGAGCTTTTACCCGTAGCAGCATGATCCGCATCTGGGTGAACCTTAACGCCGACATGGTGATGGTCGATACATCGAACGCTCGCCGCGCCGAAGACTCACTGGCACTGCTCCGTAAAACGCTTGGTTCTCTGCCCGTCGTGCCGTTGACCATGGAAACCCCAATCGAGATCACCCTCACCGAGTGGGTGCGTAACGCTTCAGCGCCATCAGGTTTTGCGCTGGGCGATGAGGCCGAGCTGAAAGCAATACTGGAAGATGGCGGCATCGGCCGCTTCAAAAAGCAGGAGCTTTCCAGCGACGAGATCGCCACTCACCTCGATGCTGGCAAGCTGGTAACTCAGCTTTCGCTGGACTGGCAGCAGCGCATTAATTTCGTGCTGAGCGATGCCGGCGCGATTAAGCGACTCAGGTTCGCCGACGAGCTGCGCGACCAGAACGACGATATCGATCGGGAAGATGCCGCCGCGCGCTTTGATGCTGATTTTATCCTGATGACCGGCGAGCTGGCTGCCCTTCTCAACAGCCTGACTACGGCGCTGGGCGGCGAAGCCCAACGATAACCCCTAAATAGTGACCTGCCCCATGTCTATGGGTTGGGTTGCTGCAACCAAAAATCAGGCGCGGTGCAGCGCGTATTAATGGAGAACACGTAATGTCATATATTCAGACACTATCCGGGAAGCATATTAACTACCTCAATATTCATCACGACGATATCGTGATCGAGGATATAGCCACTGCCCTTTCCCACATCTGCCGCTTTGCCGGCCACCTGCCGGAGTTCTACAGCGTCGCGCAGCACTCGGTGCTTGTCAGCCAGCTGGTTCCCGCAGAGTTCGCGCTTGAAGCGCTGCTGCATGATGCTGCTGAAGCGTATTGCCAGGACATCCCGGCGCCGCTGAAACGCCTGCTCCCGGATTACCAGCGTATCGAGGCGTATGTCGATAGCGAAATCCGTGCGAAGTTCGGATTACCGACCCACCAGCACGATACGGTGAAATATGCCGACCTGGTCATGCTCGGTACCGAACGCCGGGATCTGGACATCGACGATGGTACCGTGTGGCCAGCGCTCGAGGGCATCCCACCGACCGACTTGTTTACCGTTATCCCGCTTCGCCCCGGCCAGGCCTACGGTCTGTTCATGGCCCGGTTCAACGAACTGACGGGGATCCGCAAATGCGCCTGACCAATATTCAGTTGATTCACGCCGCCCACCACGCTGCACGCTATTTGCCGAAAGCATCAGCAGAAATGGTAAGGGAGCTGGCCACACGACTGGATGTTGCACTAGTGGCGCAACGCGAAGCAGCGAAGCAGCGTGATGCGTTGGCGGCTGAGAATGCGGGGCTGAAGAAGTACATCTGCGACGAGTGCTATGTGGAGAATATCAAAACTGGTGCCACCAAATGCGCTGGTCACGGTATGCCGTCTACCCCGGCCACCGACGCCTTCCTGGCTGAAGTGCGCGTGCAAGGTGTGAAAGTGACGCTCCCAACTGGTTATTCAGTTCGCCCTGGTCATCCGATTAACGAGGCAGAACGCGGCGTCATGATCCCCAAAGATAACGGCCCATGGTTCTCTCGTCACGATGTTGAGCATGCTTTGCGGGTAGCCGGAATCCGCATCAACGGGGAAGGCTAAGATGGCTAAGTCACCAATGAAGCTCATGCTGCGTGCATGGAATAAAGAGCTGAAAAAACCAGAATGGGGCATGGGTAACCGCAAGCACCGGAAAGCCTGCGCTCGTGATTTTGCAGGAGCCAGCATTGAAACCGATGCTGATATCCCAAATCAGGCCGAGGCAGATGACCGCCTGGCGGAAGAACTTACTTACTGGGCGGACTAATCCATGACTAAATTCACCAATAAGCAGTTAACCGATCAGGCGCGTGAAGAGGTTGATTTCTGGCGCGAGCGTGACGAGCTTATTCCGTCTCAGCAAACAGCTATACGCCTGCGCCTGGCTGAAATCGCGATGGCGGCATTGATGACACCGGAGCCTGAGCCGGTTGCTGATGTAGTAGCCTGGTCATCTCCGAGCGAGGAAAGGACCTGCGATATTCGCTGGCGCCGACATGATGTTAAGCCGGGTCCGTTATACACCGCCCCGCCAGCGCTGGTAGTTCCAGAAGAGGCCACGCCGGGAAGCATCGAAATTCTTGCCAGCATCCGTCCGCCCCACGGAGTGGCTTACCAGTGGGACGAAGAACAGAGACACGCCGCCGCTGATGCGTGGAATGCCTGCCGTGGTGCCATGATGCAGGATGCCGAGCCAAGCCAGAATGATGAGTTGCCAGAATGGCTTCAGCAGGCCCATAAGCTGGCTGAATTGCACGGTTGCAGCTTTGTTGTGTTCCGGCATGGCGAGGAGGCGCAGTGCGCTGACCCTACCAAGGTCATTATTTCATTCACGGACGAAGGTCTTGGACATCATTTAGCAGCATCGCAGCAGGAGGATCCGCAAATAAAAAAGTAAACCGATGTGGTAGTTGTTGTGACTGGTTCCGCAATGGTTGCGGGACCTGTATTTTCAAAGAATG